TGTTGATTTGGATTTGAGAACTAGTGGTATCCAACTAAATAAAAAATCTTTTATGAATCTTGAAATTAATCTTTACACAAAAACTGAATTAGATTTCAAAGGTTCTCAAGTTAAAGAAGCTATCAAGAAAATTATCAAAGAAATTTACCGGGATTGTATTGTAAAAAACGATTATTTTACATTTAGTTCCAGTAAAGAAAAACTAAAAATAAAAACAATCAATTAGGATTATATTTATCTTTAAAAAGATATAATGAAAGATTTACCTATATTGGGTCCAAGAGACAGTGGAAAAGGTATCCTTATTGAAATGGATGCTGGATATGTTTCACCAACAGACCGTTTAAATGAAGCCGTTCTATCTGAGCGTAAAGATATAGATTACAGAAACCCTTTTGAATTTTATGCTGTTCTACAAAAGTATGGCGTACCTAACCGAAATGGTAGAGTTTATCCTGAGAGAATTCTAAAGCGTGAAGCTGATAGATACAAAACAGCAATCAAGAAAGGATTATCAACATCCGAATTAAATCACCCAGAATCATCTTTAATCGACCTAGATAGAGTTTCTCACATCATCACCGACGTATGGTGGGATGGAAATATTCTAATGGGTAAATTAAAATTATTGACCTCACCTGGTTTTCATGAAAGTGGAATTGTCTCAACAAAAGGAGACATTGCAGCTAACCTCATGAGACAAGGTGTAACCATGGGTGTTTCTTCTCGTGGAGTTGGCTCATTGAAAAAAGTCGGTGAACAAAATGAAGTTCAAGACGACTTTGAATTGATTTGTTTTGACCTTGTATCATCCCCATCAACCCCTGGTGCCTACCTTTTTGGTAGCCCAGAAGAGAGAAGTATGTACGAAGAAAACCTCGATGAGGAAAAAAAACAAAAAATTTCTGACTCCGGAATGGGTAAGTCAGTTGATTTAATGAAAAAATTAACCGATTATTTAAAACGTTAATTATAATTTTATTTATTATGGATGAAAAATTCTTCGTTGCTAAAATCGTTTATGATTTGCCAGATGAAAACTCTGGTCGTGTTAAAAAAATCAGAGAGGAAAAACTCGTTAATGGGTTCTCTGTCACTGATGTAGAGGCAAAGGTTACTAAAAAGTATACCGGCTTTCAACACGACTGGCGAATAGTCTCGGTAGTAGAAAGTAAAATCGATGAAGTAATCGAGTAATAGTTAAAAGGTGGGTCTTCCCACCTTTTTTATTTCCGTTTATACCTTTTTTCGTAGAGGAGGGGGGTACAAACGGATTTTTTTGTTTTGATAACTATTTATTATGAAAACAATTTACATGCAAGAAACTAAAAATTTAGTTGAAGAGGCACTCATTCAAATGAAAAACGTTGAAGAGGTAATTGCCGAAAACGCAAAAGGAATACTTGCTTCTACTATGAAGGAAGAAATCAGTCAGTTAGTAAAGGAATCTCTTTCTGAACAAGAAGATGATGAGATTAAGTTTGATGCAGAGTTAGACATGGTTGACATGGATGACGAAGCTGAAGACATGGAAGACTCTGAAGAATTAGATATGGGAATGGAAGATATGATGGATTTCGAGGATTCGGAAGAAACTATCGACATGACCGATATGTCAGATGAAGAAGTTATCAAAGCTTTTAAAGCAATGGGTCCAGAAGATGGAATCGTTGTTGTAAAAGACGGAGATGAAATTCATCTAACCGACGAAAGTGAGGACGCTGAGTACATCGTAAAGCTTGAAGAATCTGAAATGGAGGAAGAAGATGATATGATGGATGAAGAAGACGAAATGATGGAAGGTGAAGACATGATGGAAGATGAAATGGATTTCTCAGAACTAGAGATGCAAGAAGATGCAGATTTAGATGCTGTGATTGAAGCTTTATATTCTTCTAAAAAAGATTCAGAGGATGATGAAATCATGTATGAAATAGAAATGGATGAGGAAGAAATGGAAGAAGGAATGTATGATATGATGGACGAAGAAGATTCGGACATGATGGAGGACGAAATGACTTCAGAAGATTACGACCTTACCGAAGCTAAAATGACTGTAAAACCAAAAGGCGTTGGAATGGGTCAACCTAAGTTTAAGTACGATAGTACTTTACCTAAAAAAGGATTTGACGACCACAAAAAGGCTGGACCTAAAACCATGGGTACTGGTAAAGCAAAATTTGAGTTCAAAGAAGGTGAAATGGAGGAAGATTCTAAGAAACACGAATACAGACGTAAAAAAGTAGACGGTGTTGAAAAGAAGGCAGGAGAAGGTAAAGATGGTCACTTTAAAGACTACGAAGGAAAAGTCGGAGGAAACAAAGGTGACAAATCTAAAACACATCCCGGTAAAAAAGACTATGAAACCAAAGAAGAAGCAAAAGAAGCTGCTAGAACTTACGGAATGGGGTCTAAAGAAGGTAGAGGATTAAGAAAAGGTATCACAAACAACAGAAATTATGTTTATAGTGATAATGGCGTTAAAGTAGAATCAGTTGACGCTGAGTTGAAAATGCTCAGAGAAAAAAATGAGGAGTACAGAAAAGCATTAAATGTTTTCAGAGAAAAACTTAATGAAGTTGCAGTATTCAATTCTAATTTAGCATATGCTACAAGATTGTTCACAGAACACTCCACTACCAAAAAAGAAAAAATAAATATTTTGAGAAGATTTGATTCAGTAGAATCTCTTAAAGAATCAAAACAACTCTACAAGACCGTTAAGGATGAGCTTTCACACACTGAAACTAAAAACATTTCAGAAAATGTTGAAAGACAGTTGAACACTAGTAAAACTTCTGGTTCAGCAACCACTCTTATCGAGTCTAAGACATATGAAAATCCTCAATTCTTGAGAATAAAGGATTTGATGTCAAAATTGTAAAAAATAAATAAAAATCCTAAAACAAAAAAAGAAAATGGGAGCATTATTAGAAAGTGGTCTTGTTGGTAACATCGGTCTTAAGCACCTTAAGGTTATCAAAGAAGATACAATCAACAAATGGGACAAGTTAGGTTTCCTTGATGGGCTTAACGGACACCTTAAAGAGAATATCGCACAGTTGTATGAAAACCAAGCGTCATATTTGATTAACGAAGCATCATCAACTGCTGATACCGGTGCATTTGAAACTGTTGTGTTTTCAATCGTACGGAGAGTATTCTCTAAGCTTTTGGCTAACGACATCGTTTCTGTACAAGCTATGAACCTTCCAATTGGTAAGTTGTTCTACTTTGTACCAAACATTCAGTCTTACCAAGACCCAGCATTTAACGAGCACTACGCACCTTACGGAGCACCAAATGCAAATGCTGACCAAACTCCAAACTCTGGATATGACTATAATAACACTAAAGACCTTTACGATAGATTCTACGAAGGTAACGAACCTGCTTTAGACCCTCCAGGTCTTTACGATTACTCTAAAGGTTCATTCTCTGCAATCACCCCAGGTGTGACGATTGGTCCAACTGGTTCTGCGATTGCTGGAGGTGTAAAAACTGTTGCATGGACTGGAGATTCTCTAGTTTCAACCGCATACACTTTGGGTAACTACAGAAAGGTTTTACTTGAACTAACCGGTTTCCAATCTGCTGGTGCTGGTCAACTTATCGGTCCTAACGGTAACCCTATGGACACTGAAGAATTCTTGACTGACCTTCAAATCCGTGGAGTTGATTCAAACTGGTATACTTCAGCAAATACTCAAAATAACTATCTTTTCAGAGTTGTAACTCAAAAATATGGTAAAGGTATTGTGCAATATGGTACTGATACAAGTCTTGCTTTCCCACAAAGTAGAACTGGTGGTGGTACATATTATGATGTATGTGACCAAGATGGTAAAATTTATTTGGAAGTTGATTTACAAGTTCCAGTTTGTATCTCTTGCGGTGATTCATCACTTGATGGCTACACTGGTTCAACATTCTCCTCTTCAACAGCAACCAACAACGCATTCTTGGCAACATATAGAATTTACAAGAATCTTGAATTTGAAGATAAAATTGGTGAAGTTTCTTTTGACCTTCAGTCTGTGACTGTTTCAGTTACTGAAAGAAAACTTAGAGCACAATGGTCACCAGAAATGGCACAAGACGTTGCAGCATTCCACAACATCGACGCTGAAGCTGAATTGACAGCTTTATTGTCTGAGCAAGTGGCTGCTGAAATTGACCGTGAAATCTTGAGAGACTTGAGAAAAGCAGCATCTTGGAACCTTCGTTGGGACTACAACGGATGGAAGAGATTTAACGCTGGTACAACTCCTTACACTCAGAAGGACTGGAACCAAACTCTTAT